ATCCACGCTTATCCTTATCTAATTGTAAGGATTTTTCTGAGCGTAGGATGGCAGGATCGTTTGCTTTATACTCAATCTCATAACCATCTCTTCCTGCCTTGATCCTGTAGGATGAGTAATCACCCCTAGGAATATTGATGACAGGAACTTGTGGATGCCTCTCATTGTTTACAACATAACCCAAAAGACCAATATGAGAAACACCTACGATGGCACCTAATGCCAACAAAGCAATCTTCATTGGAGATTTTTTCTTTGTTGGTGTTTCCGTTGGTGTTTCAGTCTTCTTGGTAAACATGATCAGAATGGGAGAGCGGGTCCTGTCGTCTTAGGAAGGGACGAACCACCTGGGACAGCACCACCTGTCATCTTAGGCATCTCTGGCATAGCACCACTGATCATACCAGGGAGTGCTTCTGTTACTGATGCGGTGACTTGTTCGATTGCTGCTTTCTTAGCAGATTCAATCATTGCATCTTTGTTGATCAGTACATATGCACTGCCACCAATGAGAGCAGCAGATGTAAGACCAGAGAGAAGAGCAATAGCGTTGATTACTTTTTGCATTTTATTTCTCGCTGAATGTTTTTTCTAAATCTTTCAACTCAGAATAATATTCACATGGATACTCCATGGTGATTGGATCATTATCCATCATCATGTCAGTGCGACACATACCATTACCAATCTCCATGTGCCCAACAATAAACAGTGTCATTAGTAACATTGTTCTATACCGTTGGCATTACAGGTGGCTCACCGTCCTTCTTAGGAGCAGCAGTTGCAATTTGAATTGGTGCTTGCTCAATACGGATAGTTTGTGCTGGGGCAGTCTGTGCAGCAGCTGCAATGAGTTTGTCAAGATCTGCCTTAGTGATACCACCACCAGCAGCACCCATCTTCATTGTTCCATCACCAGACTTCTTAGCAGTCTGAACACCGAAGGTAGCTAAGACCCCAGTGAAGACGGATGCGATGAAAGTAGGATCAAGTTTCTGCTCAGGGATTCCAAGGGCAGCAGGCAACTTAATGTATGCGAGGGTAAGAATACCACCAGACCAGATAAGGATACCAAGTCTAACCATTGTGCTGATCGCTTCTAACTGACCTTCATGATCAGTAGCAGCATCCTTTAGTTTAGCAAATGGACCTTTCTTTTTCTCTTCCTCTTTCAGAGGTTCTTTTACTTCTTCAGACATAAAAATAGAGGAGCCTAGGCTCCTCTATTTAGGGTTCCAGGCTCGCCACTTGCTCTTTGTCTGGAAGCAAGAAACCAGGCGGGAGAGAGATCCCATCCGCACCACCTTGTTTTAGGAACAAGGAAACCCGAGGGGTCGAAACCCATCCCGACCAGGGTTTTTAACGTGTCTCCATCACGAGCATATTAGGGATGACTCCACCAGGGCACTTTTTACGTCATTCCGAGACGAGAGTGTCCTTAAGATTCTCAAGGAATGTTTTCTTGGCACCCTTGATAGTATCCCAGTCCTCGTTGAGAGCAGCGTTGATATACTTCATAACGTGTGAAGTGTCTTCGCCGTTCTTCTCCATCCATTGTATCATATCTGGGTAATTATTACCACCAAATACGGTCTCGTACTTGTCAGTAGTTGTAGAACTAAACGTGGATGCAAGAGACTTGTCCCATGCATAAAGAAGATTTAGAACTCCAGACTCTTGCTGATAGATCTTACCATCAATGATTGCCCACTGAGCATCCCACTTCTTAACGTGCTTAGATTCTGGATTGACTTCCTTCGCATTCCAATACTTAGAAAGTTCTTCTACCTTTGCGTTAACCTTGATAGGATCTGCAACAAACATCACAGTCTTATCAATACCACCAAGATTGATTCTGTTGGTGTCACCTCTCAGAGTGTATCTCTTTGGCAGTGTCCATCCAGCAAACAACTTGGTGGTGGTATATCCAGAAAGATCATTATAGAATACAGCACTTCCCCTAAGAAGGACCAGGGGAACTCTACTGTTCTTGATCAGTTTGTAATGGACCTGAGACTGTCTAGTGGTCGATGGATACTTGATCATCTTGTGACCACCTTTGGCACACCAATCTTTGATGTACCTTTCAGCAACAACAGAACTACCGATGAAATGTACGGTTGCTTTCTTGTTTGGAAATCCTAAGTGAAAGGTTTTCAAAGCAGTGGTTGATGTTGGAGTGCAACAATCACTCTCTACTTTCACAACAATGTGAGGGTGCCAGTCCATGTACTTAAGCTTTTTAGTTATTTAGTTGTAATGACGGTAAGCACCGACCTCAGGATCGGGATCCAACCACTTGGCATACTCGGGATCTTCCATGGCAATCTCGAACTGCATACCATTGTCGCAGAGATACATGTCATTGTAACGCTTGGACCACTCGTTCCACTTCTGGATACGATAGTCAGGCATACCATTGAGATCAATGATTCCTACGGTGACAAACCGATAGGGAAACCGCTCAAGGAAAACTTGAACCTTAGCAGGCGTCGTCGTGGTTGTAGTAGAGATCGGCATAATCATCTGGAATGAGAGAGGGGTCTGCTGGAACCATCATTATCTTAGTACCATCTGGTCTGACAATGGCGTAGACCTGACCAGTTTCACAACTGTCTACCATCTCTTCAAGGCGCTCTTCTGCCTCTGCTTCAGTGACTTCAATAATTTCCATACATTTTTTCATATGAGGAATCGGGGCGATAGGATTTGAACCTACGACTTCTCGCTCCCAAAGCGAGTGCTCTACCAAACTGAGCTACGCCCCGATGTGTTTATTATACCATATGTATTACTGATCCACAACCCATGTATCACCTTCGTTGTTGGCACCCTTAGGTCCTTTCATAGAGAGGCGTTGCTCAAGACAGTCAACATCAATCCTGAACGTGTCTCCCAACCAATGAGTGGGGACTGCACCAGATTCAACAGTAAATCTACAGTTACTGATGTGGGTTCCATGTCCAATTCTATTCAATGCATCGGGACGATAGTCCCAGGCATTATACATCAGGGTAATACGACCCTGACTTTCTGGAAGGACACCATGAATACAACGAGGATTGAATGTAATGAACTTACCTTCTTCTGGAAGAGAGAAGTAACACTTCGTTGGTGGGAAGGGAGACACATTCTTTTCATGCTCTCCCTTGCATTTAGAATCTAAAAGAATAGTCGGACTAAGATTTTCTGAGTTGATGTAAGTAACTGTAGAGCGAAGAGGGAACTTCATCTCTCCAGTCTCTCTCCTGATCATCTCATCATGATCAGAATGAAACGCTAACATCTTATCACTCTCTTTGAAGATGTGGAACCACCACTCCAATCCCACTGCAGTGGGATACTCCTTGGACAAATACATGTCAAAAGAATCTAGAATGTATTTCTCAATGGTGTTCTCTGGTTCATCATGTATACCAATCCACATGTTGCCAGGGAGAGGATCAAACATCTTGATCTCCCTGAGCAGCATGTGTGCCGACCAAGTGTCAATGATAGGAGGATAAGAAATTACGTCGTTCATCTAAAGTCAACGTCACTTAATCTAGTAGTTCTTTTCTTCTGTGCTTCTTTACCAATGCCAAGATCGCTCTTGGGTTTGGGGTTACCAATTTGTTCGACTAAACTTAGATCAAAAGCACCGATGATAGTTCCCCTTACATGGGTTCTATTTTCACAGGTGCATGTTTGAAAATCGTAGTCATGTTTTGATGTAAGTGTTGTGTTACATCTCTTGCAGCGTACTGTTGTCATCTCTCTTCTCGATATCTATGAACATAAAAATCATATCGTCGTCTGAATGATTGTATCCTTCGTGAACGTGGTCTTGTACATCGTAAATTTGAGGTTCTCCACTTTGCCAATAAACTTTCTGACCTTTCCAGATCATATAACAGTCGGTGGGATGAACGTACAGTGGAACTTGTATCCGTCTGTATGGTCTGTCGTACACTGGTGGATCTTTATGTGGTCCAAGGTCTGTTCCTGGTGAGAATACAGCAACAGTTGCCAGTAATACTTCCTCTGATTCTAGGATCTCAATAACTTTGGGATCATCAATGAAATTTCTGCGTACATCACAATTTCTTCTTGTGCCCTTTAACCAGCAAAAATATATGTCCTTGTTGGAATATCCAACTGCGGTGGGTGCTCTCCTGATTGGAAACTCAGTTTCACATGCCCAGTTATAAAGGTAGTCAACGTCAGATTTTTTCATATGGGAGATACAAGGATCGAACTTGTGACAATCTCGGTGTAAACGAGGTGCTCTACCGCTGAGCTAATCTCCCGAGGCGTTTCAGGTAGGACTCGAACCTACGACCGACTGCTTAGAAGGCAGTTGCTCTATCCAACTGAGCTACTGAAACAGAAAACGAGTAAATTAATACTCAATAAAGACAGAATTGGAAAGGTCTAAGCTGTCTTTAACGTTAGCATACAACTCAGTTGCTTCTTCAATCTGTCCTTCCGACACAAGGGTGTGGATCAGATCGATAAAGTCTACGGAATCGCTCTTGACTTTGGTCTCGGTCATGGTCCTGTCCTCTTGAACTCTGTAAGTATAACAGGACCAGTGGCACTATGTCAAGGGTCCTTAGGGGGTTGCTGTTCCAGTACGACAACTGGCGTGGTTTCTGGTGCTTCTATCCATTCTGCCCATTCCATATAAAGTGCAAACATATCATCCTGTCGCTCTTGGTGTATGAGTTCTTCGCATTGGTCACCGACCCATTGAATCAAATCGTCACACATCGCTCGGATCTGTGGTGGTGCCTTGTCCATAGTAGTCTTTCCTCATGTATCTACCAAGAATGTTTGAATTGTAGAACGCAGGTTCTCCATTCAAACTCTCACTCAATACATTATTTATGAATAGTTGTCTGGTCTCTTCATAATTACATAAACTTTTCTTTGTGTGGATACTCAGTATCTCTCGCTTAAAGGCATAGTTCCCCACCTCTTTGCGCTCAGCATTAAGCTCATCACAGCTGCCGTAGTATCTCTTCCAGTCGCTTTCACTTCTAACTCTCCTACTTTTGCCTCTAGGCTTTCGTAGCGACCAGAAATACTTTCGACCAATATAGCGCCGACCAGAAAGGACGTTAGTGATACAGTAGACAAAACCATAATGTTCCCCAATGTCTTCAGAAGAGAACGGTTTACCATTAAACAACCAGGGGTTTTCATAATCAATCTGGGTATCCGTCATCGTCATCGCTACTATAATATGGGTAATCAGATTTGTCAAGGTAAGAATCTTTGTCGGCGTAAACTTCTACTTTAAGTTCCGCCAAAAGTTCCTCTAACTCCTGAACCAATTCTTTGAGGCGTCTTTTTTCCATAAAAAAATCCCCGACTACTATATGTAGCGGGGATCACTTTTAGCGTCTTTGATTATAAATGGGTTGATAAGAAAGCAACTGCTCAAAATATTCTCGCAGATGAATCTTATAACAGGACCAATACCTGCATCCCCTATATGTTAGTTGATAGCAGGCAGGTGGTCTGTTGTCGCTATCTAAATCGTCTGAATGATAGCGGTACTCCATATCACTTGTTGTAAGTGTGACCGCGATAGCAGAAAGTACCATGTACTTCGTCAGCAACGCCATGCTTGCACTCAAACTTCACGCCACGATATGCGGTGTGAGAGATTTGTGCATCATGAAGTGCGTTAGCCTTGTTGATCTGCTTCTTGATGAGAGTAAGTGTGTTCATTGTAGGTTCTCCTGAAAGAGTAGGGTGATTAATCCCCGTTCCTTCAGTCGTTTGCGTCCTGTGCTTCAAAGCATTGGGGGTCTGTATGTTCCATCCAGTGGATGAGAATATCAGCCTTCTCAAAGGGAGTGAAAAGAGTTGTCTCTTCCAATCCTTCTCTCAACCAGTTAAAGTCATCACATCTGAGATTCATCTCAGGTGGGACATGACTAAAGAAGATGAGTGCCAATGAAAGCATAGGATGAACGCTCCGTTCCGCGACTTACTTGCGTCTCATTCGCTATTCGCAAACAGCGAATGGGATGAACGTATCGTCATTATAGTATGACGGAACTATTTACGCAACTAGTGTGGTTACAAATGTTACAGTTTTAGAATTTTTTTATAATCATTCTTCATTGCTTGGAGTGCCCATGCTTGAGACAGTGACCTGGGACCCTGCTTGAGAATGAGTTGTTGGCAGGGGGACAAGGTATCCCCCTTGAGATCTAGGTATTCTTGCCTCCAATCAGAGGGAGAATCCACTGAAGGTGTCTCCTGTGACATCTTGCTTGATACCTCCAATGACATAGCTTTCAATCTCAGTTTCTTGAGGTGCGTTCTGTTGACCCTTGGAGTTCAACCAGTATTGTGTCCAAGGCAGTGGGTTGTTCTTGGCAGGAATGTCATAGATAGGATCAAAACCAATCGCTTTCATGCGGCGGTTAGCAGTCCACTCAACATACTGGGTGAGCAGTTTGTCATTCAGACCGATCATCGATCCATCCTTGAAGAGATACTCAGCCCAAGAACGCTCTTCATCAACAGCATTCTTGTACATCTGAATCACATTGTCTCTTTCTTCCTTAGCGATCTCCACCATTTCTGGGTCGTCGCCTTGGTGCCAGTTTTTGATGATGTTTTGAGTAAGGACAAGATGCTGGTTTTCGTCTCGTGCGATGAGAGAGATAATTTTAGCGGATCCCTCCATAAGTTTGAGCTCACCAAACGCAAACGAGCAAGCAAAGGAGACATAGAACCTAATTCCTTCAAGAATGTTGACGTTGACGATTGCTCGGTAGAGTTTTCTCTTGAGTTCTCTGAGGTTTCCCTTGGCATAGTCGATGTCCTCTTGGGCATAGATCCAATCGTTGCTTGTGCCATACATCTGAGCAGCATTGATGAGCTCATTATAGGCTGAAGTGACCGTGGTTGCACGGTTTAAAATCTTTTCATCATCTAAAATTGTGTCGAAGATCTCGGATGGATCTGGATACACGTTCTTGATGATGTGGGTGTAGGACCGTGAA